TAAGGTATGGGTAATATTGTGATGCTGTGTTTTGAGGATTAAAGTCTGAGTTAGGATCATTTATCGTTACCGTCGCAGAACCAGCCTCAAAGTTAGCAAGGATACGGTTACGGCCTCTACGAGTAGAACATCTCATAACCATATCACTAATGTCTACAATATTTGCAGCCTGATCTCCTAAAGTATTTATATCTAAAAATCCATAAGTAAGGCTGTTAAGAATAAGAGGATATGAAAATGATGGACCATTGGCAAGATCAATTTCTACCTTTAATACTGGTGCTGCCATTTTATATTGCCTCTAGCGTTAGGGTTTGACCATTGTATTGACCAGCCAAAAGTCCTTGTCTGACTGTTGCAACTAAGTCATTTGTTCCAACTACTGTTCCTGCAACATTTACAGTAACCTGTGTGGTGTTACCACCCATAAGGCCCTTAAATCCTGAGTCTCCTGCTGAAGCCATAACTCCTTGTGCTGCTCTAAATCTAAATCTTTCATCATAATCCATTTGTGCATTTGATGCTGCTCTTGATGCATTATATGCTGCCTCATCTGCTGCTTCTTTTGCCCTAAAGCCTGCTAATGCATTTGCTTGTGCTGCTACTGCATCTGCTGCAGTCTTTGCTGCTGCTGCTATGTCTGCTGCATTGTCTGCTGCTTCTTTTGCTCTAAATCTTGCTAATGCGTTTCCTTGTATTGCAGCCTCTGCAGCCTTTTTTGCTAAATCTGCTGCTAGGTCTGCTGCTTCTTTTGCTCTAAATCTTGCTAATGCATCTCCTTGGCTTGCTACTGGATCTCCAGCCTTTGGAATTACAATTGGATCTCCAGCCTTTGGAGTTACAATTGGATTTCCAGTAATTATTGGAGCAGTTGGAATAACTATTGCTGCTGCGTTCTTTGCAGCGTTAAGATAGTTTTCAAGGGCAGTCTTTGCTGCATTCCATCCTGCTGCGATTGCTGCAATAATTGACGGGCTAAACATAACCTTAGCATCATCTTTAACAGTAAATGGAACCTTAGTTTCAAGAAGGTACAATCCTACTGCATCTGCTGATTCGCCCCAAGCAGCCATAAGAAGTTCAACTTCGTCCTTACCCACTTCGCCATCTTTTAAAACACCAATTGCTTGTTCGTATTTTCTGGCTGCCTCTGTTGCGCTTTCGCCATCGCTACCAAACCACTTTAGTGCTAACTTCTTAATTCCTTCAGCACTTATAGTTCCGTTGCCTTTATTTATTTCATTTAAGAATTCTAAATACTTTCCTGCTGATTCTTTTGCAGATTTTCCTGTGTTTCCGTACCACATCAAGGCAAGTCTTTCTACTTCACCAGTGTCTATCTTTTCATCACCAATTGACAAAACTTGCTCTACATAGAATTGTGCAGCCTCTGCAGACATACCCCATGACTTTGCAAGTAGGCCAACTTCTTGAATTGTAACTTTATTGTCACCAGATAATGCCTTTAGGATATCTTGCTGACGAGCCAGTAAAAGATTATATTCCTGTGCTGCTTTTATCTTTAAATCATCTAATGCTTTTTGTTGCTTTGTTGTTTCTGCAAGAATTACTTTGCCACCCTTTAGAAGGTTCTGATAGATTGCTTCCATCTGGATAGCAGTCATCTCATCAGGATCTGTTAATTTAATTCCTTGCTTGTCTAACTTAGCATTGTTCTTCTTAATTGCTGCCAGAGTAACAAGCATTTTCTTTTCATCTGTAAGCATCTTTCTGTTAAAAAGTGCAAGTTTTGCTGCCCCTGCTCTTTCCATTCCTTGAATGCGAAGTTTCTTTTGATAGGCTGCTGCTTCTTCTGCAGCATCTGCTGCTTGTCTTGCTGCGTCTGCAGTATTTTTCTTGTTTAAAGCGTTAGCCTCTTTAACTTGATCTTCAATTTGTTTAAATCCAGAAAGAATCACATCTTGCTGTGCTTTGTTTTTCTCAAATGCTTTTTGTTTTCTTACTTCAAGACTATCATAACTAGCAGCAAGTCTATGACCAGCAGCAATTTCTTCGTTTATCTGTTGCTTTCTTTCATAAGCCCTTTTTCTATCATGATCAGCCATTTTGCCTGCTGCCCACTCTACTGCTTTATAGATTGCAAAAAGTGCTGCGACTATCGCTGCTGCAACTGCTAAAAATGCTGCTGCTGGTGACATTGCTGTCCAAAATGCTGTAGCAGCAAAAGTCATTTTGCCAAGTATGCCAGGAACACTCTTAAAGCCTTTAAGATTTTTACCTAATGTAGCAACATTAACACCTAAAATATCAAAACTTCTTGATGCTCCTGCTGCTGCTGTTGATGCTTGAGTTAATTCTGCTCTGAAGGATTTTGTTGCACCCACCATAAATTGAAGGAATCCTCTTACTGCATTTGTTGCTGCTAGTAATTTTAGCCAGCCAATAACTGCAAGAATTCCACTACCAAGAATTGTAAGCGCAAGATGAAATTTATCTACAAATTTAGCAATATCAACCATTGCTGCTGCTGCTCTTTCAATGGCAACTATTGAACCTTCAAAGGCTCTGACCATATCATCGCCATTTAGTCTAATAAACTTTTGAAGTTCAGGAACAACATCCTTTGATATTTTCTCAGCAAGTTTTGTTAATGCTGGAAGTAATGCATATCCAATCTTATCTGCTGCTTGTCCAAACTCTAATCTTAGTCTTTCTAGTCTTCCCGCAAAAGTATTGGCTGCTGCTGCTGCAGCACCCTTAGTTTCTTTTGTTAATTCTTTTTGTATTGCTGTAAAATCTTTTGACTTAAGAGCAGCCTTGTCAAGAGGTATTCCTAGTTTTGATAATGCTGTAAAATTTCCGTTATATGCTTTTGAAAGGGCCATTGAAACGGAACCCAAATCTTTTCCACTTGCTGCAGAAACATCAGTCGCCAATGAAAGCAAGGATTGTGCTTGGGCTAAGTTTCCCGTTCCTATTACTAATGTCTGCAAAGCAGGAATTAATTGATCATTATCAATTGCAACCTGTAGTTCTAAACTATCCAAATAGGCTTCGTTGGCTGCAATTGCAGAATCTGTTGCTCCAGCACTGTTACGAAGAGCAATTGCTAAGGTAGCCAACTGCTTTTGTTCTGCCATTGCTCCTTGTACTGCATCTACTCCAAGTTTTACTGCAAAAGCAGCAGAGGCTATACCTACTGCAGCAAATGACTTAGTTGCTTTAGCACCAAAGGCATCAATGTTTCTACCAAGTTTTGCTATATCTTTTTGAGCAGCCTTAGACCCTTTATCAGAGTACTGCGACATAATTCTGGCAATTACTGCACCTGTGGCCATTTTACATCGTCTCCTTTTCTAAGTTTCTTTGTAGTGTTGCTTTTGCTTTTTCTAAAGCATCGTAAATATTCTTTTCAACTTTGCCTCTGCTATTATCTACTGCTTTCCAAACTAAGCGTGAAGCAGTTCCTACTTGTCCTTCTAAATTCTTAATAAAGGTACCATTACCTCTAGTTCTTCTACCTGCTAATTCATAAATAACACCTGGAGCAGACTTATTCTTTATTGCTCCTGCACTTGTAGTGTAGTCTTTTCTTACTTTACCCTCAGCCTTTGAGGTTGAGATACCCTGCTTAATAATGCTTTGATCCCATGCAGGCCATCCTGCTCCACCACGAGAACGAGGCTTACGAGCAGGCTGAGTGGCCCAGCCACTTAGTGGTGGTGCTGATTCAACAAATCCTTGTGCTTCTTTTTTAACAGAAGACAATTCTTTGTTTATGACTTTGGTAAATGCTTTAACTGCATCTTTATCAAAATCACCCAATGCTTTTAGTGTTTCCTTTAAACCAGTTAACACTATCGCATCTTTACTCATTGCCTGTTCGCTTCCTTTGCTCGTTCTTTAAGGTAAATTGTGATTGCCTCAAGTACTCCGTCTGGAGCATCAAGTAAATCATTTGGAGATAATCCAGTCTCCACAGAAATCATTGCTATCGTATAGGTTAGGCTGTTTCTGTGGATTCTGAATTTGGGTCGCTTGCTAACTCAACTGCTTCTAGAGTGTCTAGAAAAGCCTCTCCAAAGGGTTTTACAACTATGCCTGCATCTCTCAAGGCACCATGTGCCAAGAAGTAGACATGCTCTAGTTTTTGATCCTCTGTAAGTAGTTTAGCAAAGCCCTTGTTAAACTTTTGTTCAAAAGCAACAATTGTTTTTGGTCTCAAAGGATATGTTCCTTCAGTTCCATCTGTTGTTTTGACCTTTATAAATAGTCCATCCATTTTTTGCCCCTTTTCAATTAGGTTGTTGTTTTTGTTATATCTCCATAAATAGGCCAAGAAACTCTTGCAGTTGATAATTCACCAACGGCTCCAGATAACGAGGTCCATTCTGAGATAACCACTTCAAATTCGTATATTGGATTTTGAGTGCTTGTAATAGCAGATGCATTTGGCTTTATTTTACAATAAGCCACAGTACCTACTAGTGGATATATTACTGATTCAACTTCATTTGTATCAAAATCCTGCTGAAAATCAAAACTTACTGTATTTTGAGCAAGACCTGCGAGTTGTCTTTTTGAAACATCTCCCATTACAGTAGTCTCAAAAAGGTCATGGACAGTAGACAATTGCACGGAAGTAACATGATCACTAAGATCATATAATGTTCCAGACGATGCACCTAGTTGTACCCTAACATTTGTTAAGACTATTTTACCCATTTGTTATTAAACAGTCTTTGTAATTGCGCCAGTAATTGGCCATGTAACAGATGCAGTGGCTAGTTCGCCTACAGCACCATTTAGAGGTGTCCATTCTGAAACTACAGCGTTAAAACTGTATGAAGGATTTGTTGCTGATGCTGATCCATTTACTGGTAGTACAACAACTGCAACTTCTGTACCCAATAGTGGATAAATTGTTGCTTCTACTGATGATGCTGCGAAGTCCTGGTGGAACTCAAATGTTACTGAGTTATCAACAAGTCCTGCTGTGCGTGTCTTTGCTGCTAGTGGAACATTTCCTGCTGCTCCTGATACGCCTGCAAATGCAGTTGTCTCAATAACATCATATGTGCTTCCAAGAGTTACTGATGCGATGTGATTTGAGAGATCTACTGCTCCAATTGTCACTTCAACATTCGTTAATACTAATCTTGCCATGTTATATTTCTCCTTGTTCGTTATCTAGATTAAAAACAGGAAATTCTGATTCCTGCTGTGTTACTTGTAGTGCTTGTGGTACTTCTTTTACTGCTGGTGTTACCTTTGCTGCATTTGCGGCTTTGATATGTCCTGCTGCAAGAAGAAATTCAACATTTCCACCTGCACTAAGTATATCATCTTTGGTAAGTTTCTCATCTTTTACCTTACCGCAAACTTTCGTGTTTGAGATTACTACATATTCCATTTGCTTCTCCTTAGCCCCAAATTGTGAGGTTATAGCGATATGATAAGAAAGATTGCTCACCAGATGTGTAAGTACCACTGTCTGCACTTATAACTCTGAGTGTATCAACAAGGCCACCTAATGTTCTATCTGATTCTAAAGCAGTTTTGATGGAACCTGTTCCACTACCTGCCAAAAAATTATCAAGTTTGTCTTGTCCTGTTCTTTCTGATATTCTTTGAACAATCACAAATACATCAACAGATGCTTGGTCTAAGCCACGAGCATTGTCAATGTCAAATGTGAAATCTAGTTGTCCTACTACTGCACATGGTGGAACAATAACATCTGGAATTAAATCATAAACTCTCAGGTTTGTTATTGTTTGTAGATTTGCTTTTAACGCATCTCTTACACCATTAATATTGGAAATAGCCATTAGAATGCCAATCCAAAGTTTCTACGGAATGTCTTTAGCAACATCTCAACATCTGGATCAAGGCGAGAATTAAGACGAACTGTTCCTAATTCTACAGAGCCTGCAATACCAAACGGAGATTGCTTTCTAACAAATAATCTTGCTGCCTGGATCTTACAGGCTAATTCTACTTCGTAAGGAATTGAGGAGTAACCCCAAACTCCAGTTATCTTAACTGTCTGAGGAAAGAAGTAAGGAAAGACATATGTTCTAACTGCTAATAGTCTAGTTACAGGTCTTCCTATTTCTGGATTATTAATAGGCTCATACATAACATCATTATCTAAATTCCATATTGTTGAAAATGGACCAGACTGATTTGCTCTTGATGCTATCTCTGTAGGTTGAATAAGGTCATCTATCTCTAGATACCACGGACTTACGGGTGTGTAATATTTAACTACTGGAGATGCAAGAGTTCCTTCTTGATAAAATCCTCTTTGGCAGTAGTCATCAATCATACGACTTGCAGAAAGAATGGCTGCTTGGATATCATTATCATCAAGGCTATCCTCAATTTGCAGGCTGCTTCTTACATCTGCTAGGGTCGTGTAGACTTTAGTAGGTTGAGTACTAGTGCTAAGTAACGGTCTGCTCATTTATTCCTCTTCTCCATCTTAGGCAACATAGCCTTCTCCGTCTTAGGAGTAGCACTTGCTGTCTCTTTTTTAATTCTAAAAATCTTTTTAAGTTTCTTCATAAGTTCCCTCGTTTTAAAAGAGCAGACCAACAAACGGGGCAGAGAGTTAGTCTGCTCTCCCTTAGATTGCTCCAAGTATTGCACTGAGGTTAGGTTTCAAGGCCTAACCCCAGTACAAATATTTACTTAGTTTAGAATGTTGGTGCTACAAGACCTGTTCCTGAGATAACAGAAACTGCTCCTGGATAACGACCAGAAGTAAATGCTCCGTATCCGTAGACTACAGACTTGATTGTGAGTGAGCCTGCACCTGTTGCATCAAAGTTCAATGCGAATGGTGATCCTGCTTGCTCCCATAGGTGTAGTTCTCCTGCATTTACGCAGTAGATCTGATCTTCATCATTACCAGCACCTGCTGTTGTTGTAACATTTGCATCTGCAATGATAGGTAGACCAAGCATTGTGTAACCTGAGTTACCGTATGCTGCTGCTCCTGCTCCAGTTGCAACTGCGTTCATTGGGCCGTTTAGGGCTGGAAGAACGAGTGGACGCTGTGAACCGTCTACGCCTGCAAGCAAGAATGCTAGACGGCGTGGGTGCATAATCCAGTGTGTTGGATTCTGGAATACGCTTGTCTGAATTTGCTGGTAAGCATCTGCCAACTTTGGATAAAGTAGGGCAACTGTAGGTGATGCTTCAGTGAATGTAACATCATTGATACCTACTGTTTGACGGATACCAAGCATTGCACCTGATGTACCATCACCATTGATGATCTGGTTGTCAAGTGTTGTGTGCCATCCACGGATAAGATCCTGGATGATGAACTGGTCAATACCTGTTCCACGCTCAATTGCCTGCTTTGAGATATCCTGTTGTCCTGCGATTGTACGAACATTCACAGTCAATAGTGTATCGTCAGCATTTGTATTTGATACTGCATCATTTTCAGCAGCCTGAACTGCAGTTGATGTACCAGTAGTCATGCGTGAGATATTTAGTGTCATACCTGCTGCTGGAAGAGCCATTTTGTTTGTTGCGAAGTCTGCTGTTGGGCGACCTGCACGAGCAAATGGTGCTGCTAGATCAACTAGGTATTGTGGAATTACGAGACCAGCAAAGTTGCCAGTTCCTACTGAGCGACGCTCAATTTCCTCTTCACGAGAGTGACGAGCAAGACGCTCTGATGCTGCATAGTCATTGCTGAACTTAGCAGTAAATGCATCCTTAACGAATGAAACATCTGTATTCTCTGGTGAGTATGTACGGGCTTCACGAGTTACCTTTGCTCCGCCAACCTTTGGCATTGCAACATTAGCAACTGCTGAGCGAGCCTCTGATGCCTTAGCATCTGCTACTGCTTGTGCAGTTAACTTTTCAATCTTTGAATCTAGTGAGCGTGACTCTTCAACAAGGGCATCAACCTTTGCTGTTTCATCTTCTGTAAGGTCTGTACGGTTCTCTGTGGCTACTGCCTCAAGAATTGTATCCATTTCAACCTTAACTGCTTCACGAGCCTCAATTACTTTGTCTAAATAAGACATTTATTGTTCTCCTTTGTGAGTTTGTTAGTTTGAGGTGGTGGTTATGGATTTCACGACGCTTACGGGTGTGAACCTAACTCCGACTTCTACCTATCTTGTTAGATAGGAATATTATTTTATATTGTTTCTCTTTGCTCGTGCTAAGCGAAGAGACATTGATCGTGGCATGTTATCTGGAAGGAAGTTTAGGACTGATGGGAAATCTCCAACAATCTTTGCACCTTGACCAGGAACATCTGTTATTTCTAGAACATTAGCATTATCTTCCTTTGGTTCTGGAAGTGGATCAATTGCTCTTAGTTCAGACATTTTGTGTCCAACGAGTGTATCAGTTGCTTTCCAGCCACCTTCTACTTCTCTGTATACACGAATGAGAACTGCTGGATCTCCTTCTTCTGCTGTTATGCTAAAGTCTGAATTAGGAACATTGATAGATCCTTCTGTCTTGATTTCAACAATGCGACCTCTTGCAATACCACCAGATGAGTTCCAGGATACATAGTCTCCAACTGCTTCACGCTTAGACATTTCTAGTTCATCTTGTTCAACATCTTCCATTGGATGACCAGTGTTTTCTTCAATTTCTTCATTTCCAAGTAGCATGGACATTACTTCTACTGCTCTCATGATATAGTCATGACCTTCAGATAGATCTCCAAATACTTGTTCTAATACTACTAATGATTCGCCAGTTACTTCTCTACCTTCTTTTATTTCAGCAATAGCCTTCTTAAGGGCTTCTCTTGCTTCTACTGAAGTTGCTGTATATGCTGGATATGTGACAATTGAGACATCGCCATCCGCAAGGCTTACCTCAGTAAGTAGTCTTTCTGAACGATCTTCATTATACTTTTGACGAATAACTCTAAATGCAAACGACATTTGATCAACATCTCCACGAGCAACAAGTGTATATAGGTCTCTTGCTTCTTGTGTGTTTGCTAGTTCTGCTTCAAAGTATAGTCCTTTTTCATCTTCGTACAATCTCATTGTCCCGTTTTTTGTTCTGGCCATAGGTAATCCCTCATGGTTAGCCAATAAACGAACATCTGGTGTCTCTTGAAGAGTCTTTGCGAATGCACCAGGTGCTATTCTCTCAATAAACGGAAGTGGCAATGATGCTTCGTTAAACACTGCAGCGTATCCTGCCATACGCATAGTACCGTCATCTGATTCTCGTGTCTCTATGTCTCTGACCGTAAAGGTACGGCGTTCAGTTCTTTTCATCTTGCTCCTTGCCTTATTGTTTTGGTTATTTAATTTATCA